ACTCTCGGGGCTTTGGGGCTTGTACTCCTCTCGGAAGTAAGCGGGTGTAACTTCATGCCCGCCTACTGCGTCCATTCCGCAACTTTCGCGGAACGGACCCGAACGAAAGCTCTTGCTTTTGTTCACCTTGAGGAACACTGTTTCGAACAGTGTTACAAGTTCCTCGTATGCAAATCCGGGGACAATGATATCATCCCCGAACACACGGACCTCGCGTGAAGCGTCAGATATCGTCTTTGCAGACGGTCTTTGCTCTTTCGCGTAGATCACCGCCGCGATGGCTAGTATCGTGAAGATAATGGCCTCCAACGGGAAGGTGACGGCTGACCCTTGGGATGCAAATTTTCTCAGGTTGTGATACCTGGGAGCCTTCTTATCCCTTGGGTTGAAGATCAGCCGCGTTCGTGTCACATGCAGCGCATCTAGGATGCTCAGGTTTCGCCTGAACATCCGCTCGACTAACCAGCACGTGACGCGATCCGACGCATCCGATAAATCTATCGTAGCGTCGGCCCGTGTCCTGGATGCCCTAAGGCAGGCCAACCTACTCTCCTCTTGCGAGAAGAAGTTGATCGAGTTGCCTAGGACGGAGCCCTGAACTGAGTTACGTAACCAGTCCTGGACTCCTTGCTGAACCCACATATGCGAAGTGGACTCCGAGGCGATGAGCCTCGGGGTCTTCTGCGTCTTTGGAACGCAAGCAAGTTTGGATGGCTTTTCCCAAAAGTCCGGGATATGCACATCCGTGTCGCCTGCTTCCAAGTGCAGATCGCACCGACTCAGTCCAAACTCCTCGAAGGGAAAAAGCTGATCCAGCTTGTCCCCCCAAGAAGGGAATCGGAATTTGTCGTGTGTGCGTTTCGCATCTGACACGGAACGTTTACCGTGTCTAGGCGTGATAGCCTCTGGGTCAAGGATCCCCATGTCTGCAGTCAATCTGTCGGCGACAGATTGTGCTGTAGCCAGGAGACCAGCAACCCATAGATCTCGCCCCTCCCACAGTGGGAGGAGCGGTACTCTAGGGTCCTGTTCGCCCCCTCCTCCGACTGCGTCATCGAGATGCAGTTTTCGGAGAACGCTATCAGGACTATGGCTAAGAAGCTTAGTATCACTCCAACCCAACGTAGGGTGGGGTAACGAGGCCTCTGTGTCATAGTACGCTCCTGTTGCTCTATAGGTGTTCTTGTCAGAACACTTTTTGTTGAGCTTCTTCACTGCGTAATAAATCTGACGCAGCGAAGCAATCGCAGGAACAGAGTAGCTATCACGCAACTTGCCACTCTCGTCGAATATCAGAGTCCATAGCACCCAGAAAAGTCTGGGCCCTTGGGCACGGAGATAACCCCCAACGTGGGGATTGTCACCGTCAATGAAACCGCGCTCGAGCGACCTTTCAAGAAACTTTCCCAACTCTGGGAAGTCTATTGTTAGGACGCGAAGACCGCGGTTCTCGACGAGAATAGGGAGCCTTGCGAAGTTCTTGCGTAGCTCCTTGGCATACTGAGGAAACTCTGCACAGACATCTTCACAGATAGCTGCGTAGAGCCCCAGCACTACCTTATTTTCCGTCTTACTCATCAGCTTCCTCCTTTGAGGTTAAGGTGGTGATGGAGATGGGTGACACTCACAACCATCACGTCCGGTTGATAGATGGTGGCGAGCGCCGCATAGTGCGACGCCCGCCGAGCTCCAGTCTAGGACTGGCGCTCAATCAACTGGCCAATCAGGGTGCCGTTGTCCAACAAGTCAACAAGTGCCTGAACACGTTGTTCGAGCACTGTAGCGTCGAAGACGCCGTTGGTCTTGATGTTCAACCAGCACGACATCGGCTCGGAGTACTCACCGGCAGATATGTCGGTAACTTCGAACCGTATCGTGTGAACTTCCACCGACTGATTCCCTTTCGGGATTTGGTGGGAGACACGACACGTGTACTCGGCCGCACTTTCACGAAGAAAGTACTCGGCTCCGTACGCGTCCTGATTGATCTTGTTAAGCTGTTTCGCAACAGCATTAACAGTGAACGTGATTGTGTCACCAATCAAGGTAGGCTTCCTTACTGTTTTACGCTAGTCCTAGAGTCTCAAGAGACTCCTCGGCATGCGTTGGATGGCCAGAGCACCTAAAATGCTCCACTGTCGTCCAGTTAAGAACGGAATGGAAGCACTAACGCTGGGTCCGGAGAATACATCCCGTCGCTTCATGACGAATGAAGTGCCAGATTGGTCGTGCACCGTTACTATAGAAGGTTTCAGTGTCACGACGTACTCAACGTCCACTTTGGTTTCACACATCACATTAACAGCACTGTGGGTAAGACCCAGAATGTTGTTGGTGGCGGCTAAGTAGTCGCCGATGTTGATGAACCAATCCGTGAGCCACGTCCATGGAACAGCGTTCCATACCGTACTCAGGGAAGGATTTAGTCCAAGGACTAACCTAATGGCGTTGAGGCGATCAGGATGTGATTGCCTTGGGTAGCCGGCTGTCGGCGTCCACTTGACGTTGGCCCAAGATCTACTAGAATTCGTCCAGTTGATCTTGCCCTTCATCGAAGCGGCCGCGCCGTTATTGTAGCTGATGTACCACGAGGGACCTGTGTCCCCGTAGGTACCCGACTCATTAACGGTCCATTTACTCAAGGTTACGTCTCGACTAATGCCCTGACCACTGAATAGCCGATCAAGCACCTTAATTCTTCGCTCCACGTGGAGCTGGAATTCAAGAAGCTTGAGCAAATCGCCTATCAGTGGGGCTGCTCCGAAGCTCCAGGCAAGATACGCGCCTGAAGTCTTACGGGAGAGAAGTCTCTCGCCCGTCCAGCGGATTAGTTGCGGCAGCTCCCTCAGCTCCCATACTAGGAGCGGAAGGTCGACGGTGGGTTTGCTAGGATTACTCTTAGCAATCGCATCCGTCGCCATAGCTGCATCAGGGATCAAGTTGTTAGCCCATAAGGAGTTTGTACACTCTGTATATCCTCCATATGAGTTGTTGCCCCATGCCCATGGGACAACCATCTCATACCTGTACGGCCAAGTAAAGCCGCTGCAGGCTGAGTACCCATCGACCCGAGGTGGGTCGAATGTGTAATGAACAACTTGAAAGGCAGTGTCCGAGTAGGGTTGACCGTGATAGTCGACACAATAGTGAGTGTCGTACAGTCCGTTAGTTATGTTCAGGTCCCAGTTCGCGCATTCGTACGCGTACCGTTCCCTGAAATAACCTCCCCTACCCGCACTCGCGTAATAAGTAGTGCGAGTGCGTGGACCTAGCCTAGTCAAGACAAATTCTCCTACTCTGTACCAAGGGTAGACATGATCGTCAACTTTGGCGGCATGTATCTATAAGAACTACCGCAAAGCGAGCCCCTCCGGGATGGAGG